GCCGTCCAGATGTAATTTGTCAACCAAGAGGCCTACACAAACCGCATGAAATTGTAGTTGTGGATTACAAAACCACTTACAGTTGCTCTCCTGAGTATTTCAGAGATTCTGTATTGAAGTATGGCTATGCAGAACAAGCGTCTTGGTATAGAAGAGGAATGGAAGCTGCAGGTTATAAAGTAAAAGAATTTGTATTTGTGGCTCAAGAAAAGAAACCACCATACGCAAGTAAAGTATTTATAATTACAGATAAGCAAATGGATGTTGCTTGGGAAATAATTAACACGCACCTAGAGAACATCAAAAGATGTATGAAGGGTAACAAACCTACAATTTATAACAGTCCGAATATCGTGACCTTGGATTTAGAAAATGAAACTACCTAATGAAATTAAAGACAATATAAACCCTGACCATTACAAAGGCGAAATACAATGTATTGATGCCATCCAAGCCAGTATGAGTGCAGTACAATTTAAAGGCCATCTAAAAGCCTGTTGTATTAAATATTTGTGGAGATATGAGGATAAAAATGGCGTAGAAGATTTACGTAAAGCCAGGTGGTACTTACAAAAATTGATTGAAAAAAACCGTTAGTCGTGGCAAAAACAACTTCTACCATCATCTTCAAACATTTCTATTTGTTTGGCATCAAGTTTAGCTAACTCAACTAACTCTACGTAGCTGCTGTCTTTTCTAAATTTTGCTGTAGAAGCATCTCTACCTAATTCTTTTTGTGCAGATGTTTGTAATTTCCTCTCTTGTTCTATCCACCAATCAGCAAGTTCTGGTTTCTCTTTTATAATTTTAATCAATGTTTTTTGACCTTTGAGATAACAAAGATCGCAATTTCCAGCTAAAGTCTTGCCGTTATGATTTGGTAAATTCAAATCAAAATCGTTGTTTCTCCAAAAATCACCTACATCTTTAACCATTACTTTATTATCAAACAATGGTACTAATGACTCGTATTTGTTCTTTCCTGATTCATTTTGTTTAACTGATTTGGATACCCTTCTTGGTTCGTCATATCTCAATCCAATAACATTCGCCCATCTTTTATATCCGTGTGATCTCATAAAACGATTCATAACACCGATTTTAAGTTCCATCGTGCATAACCTCGCAACAGGATTCGGCAGCATCTTTTTTCTATTAATTAATGCTTCAAACGGCTCACCATTACGACTGGCTGTTTCGTATGTTACTTCTTTAGTTCGATAAATTGGCCGTTCTTCATGTATGTCTAACTCTAACCACCTAACATTTACATTCCAATTTTTAGAACAATCATTTATAAAATCCAAAGTTTGTACCATTTCTTTACCTGTATTAGCAAATACAACATGCACATCTTCAGGAAGCACCCCATCGTATGATTCTAAAATTTTATAGAGTAAATAGCCTGATGTTCTGCCACCGCTAAAACTAATCAATGCAGGACAATCAAACTTTTTTGGGAGAAACATCTTTTCTTCTTGATGATCCCAATAATTTTCAATTAGTTTATTATCCATTTTTGTTATTATGCAGTTTTACAAAATACTCTGCATCTAATAAAACCAATACTTTACTTCGATTCCTTTTGAGGACAACTAAAGGCTCATATCCTTTACAGTTTTTTGATGCCTGATCGTAGGCTTTCCAAAGATTTATAGACTCTTGATTTTTACATTCGATTGAATATGGAAACTTGTCCCTGGATTGCTTACCCATTATTACATCTTCACCAGCACTCCCCATCGGGCGACTTTCGAGATCATCTTCGTCAAGTCCAAGTATATCTACTAACATATTTCTAAACTTTTGCTGTAGTAGTCTTCCTTTTGCTTTTGCTGAACTTGGTTTCATTCTATTTCCTCTAATATTTCTTTTCTATACTGTAATAACGCTTTGCCTCGTAACATCATGTTAGATTTTTTTCCTTTTTTTCTTTTTCTGTAAAAACTAGAGTCTCTTTTTTTTGTACTTGGTTCTATTTGTTTTTCTTGGTTTTTGAACATTTCTATTTGTTTTTCTTCTTCTATGTTTTTTTTCCAAACATTTATATCTCTCATTCTTCTAATTCCACCTTCTTGTATATCTATACATTTATAATCCATCATTTTCCAAAAACTATTTGCTTCTATGTCAGAACCACATCTCAGGGATATTGATTTTACATTTTTGATTTTTGCTAAATCTTCTAATGTTTTTACTAATCCAGCACCATACCATTTACCTCTTAAATCATACTCTATACATGCCTGGAATATTTTTAAGATATTATCTCTGGGTGATTTGATACTTCCATGAAATAGGTAACCTGCGTGTTGATTATTTACGAGTGCAAGAAGTATTCTTTGATTATTTGTTTCTCTTTCTAAAATTGATAGAGGATAAAAAGAAAGATCCCTCGCGTTTTTCTTTTGTAAGAAATCAACAAATTTCAAATCTTTCTTTTCTGCGTATTTTATTTCTAAATTCATAATTATAAAAAAAGGTGCGTCTTGCTAGACAACTGCACCAAGGTTGCTCAATAAAGGCTATAGGAGATGCCTTTTCTAGCTATAAGGTACATCTGCTAGGTTGAGATAGTGTGATGATTTAGGGTATGGAGAAACACGTATCTCTTTCGACTCCTAGCGAGCCGTGTGGTTATTATAAAGAAGGTGGTTTTGACCCTTTATCATCTTCCTTCTCTTCTTTGTCGTTTGACATACTCGGTGGCAAGCTAGATGCTTTCGGAGGTGTCATCGTTTCAGCTTTGATGAAAGATTGTACTTCATTACTTGGCCCGTACTCTGAACCCTCTTCCGCTTCTTTTACTATTAACTTGCAAATTACTTCTTTACCTTGTAACGCAACAGCACTTTTTGGCGGTGTATCCATGCCACATGCTTTCAACAAACGAGCGAAATCATTATTAGCGTAACCTCTAATCTCGGTTTGTTTTTGTGCATCTGCATGTTGATACCAAAGATTGAAGTTCTTTCTTACTCTCCAACCTGAGTATTTCTCACCAGTTACTGATAGTTCTACTTTTAGGTAATCGTTACCTGCAGCCGATGTCGTCTTTTCAGATACATTTATAATACAAGGGTATTCGCCCTCTGGTATAAATGAACCGCCATCTGCCTCTTCCATACTTATATCTAATCCTTCAAAATCGTTCATACTGCACCCCCTGATGCAAATCCTAGTTTATTAATAATATCGGATAAGTTAGTTGCTTCAAACTCTTCTAACTTCCCACTCCGATCCTTTGCTGTGTAGTTTTGTCCAACTCTTGTTTGAAACCAACGACTGACAATTTTTTTGCCTTCTTCGTTTTCGTCATCAAAAGTTCTTAAACATAACACCTCATCAAAAAAGTAAGGTATTTGAGTTGGCAACTTAGCACCTACCATCATCGGCTGATAGTGGAACATACCAGTTGCTTCATCACGCTCCCTTGCTTGTTTAGCGATGAATATAACGTGAATTGGCAAATCTCTAAACCTACGCATAGTTTTAATCATTACTTCGATTACCTCTCCGTATGCTCTGCGTGGATCTTTTGATTTTGCTTTTTCTTGAGATAACAAAATCTCTGACATCTCAGTAATACTATCCAGACAAACTGTGTCGTAATCGAGTGTGCCATTTTCTAGCATTTGTGCTATCTCTTCTATCTCAGATGCTTCTTTGACTTCAATCGCTGTCAAATTATCAGCATCTTTAATAGATAATAAACCACTCTCCATACTTACAACCAAGGTTTTACCAGGTGCAGTTTTAAGAGAAGTCGTTTTACCTGCTCCAGACTCACCGTAGATTAACAATTTAGCACCCTGTTGTTCCACAAGTTCGTTTGGAGTTTTTATACGTGATAATATACTATCGTTCATATCTTTCTCCATGAAAATTATATTAAAGTTTAACTTTTATTTCATAACAAATTGAGCTACACTTAGTTTTTCACTCAATTGGGACTTATTGTAGCATGAACAAAACAAAAAACAAACAATGGATTACAAATTATTATTTTAGGCAGAAAGAATTATCAACTGAAATACTAAAGACCCTTTACCAAGAGGGATTTGAACCTGAATATAAGGAGAGAGAGGTGCAAAGATACACGTTGAGACAATACATAGAATTTATGGGTACGGAGGCAGCCGCAAAACTTTTTGAATGTACTCCAGGAACTGCAAAAGCATATAGGTATGGCAGAAGACAACCCTCCATCAAGCAAGCAAAAATCATAATAAAGAATACTGGCGGTAAATTAGATTTTGAATCTATCTACGGGCCAATAGACGAAACTAAGAAAGAAAGCTAGTGCTTAACATAGAGGTAACTGCGCAGGATACTGCGTTGGATCTTGCTCTCGCTTATTTGGAACATGGCTATAAGCCTGTACCTTTGTTGAGACATAACAAAGTACCGCCAAAAGAATTAGGCGGTTGGCAACAATTTAAAGAGCAACCTCCAAGTGAAGAACAAGTAACGAAATGGTTTAAAGGTCGTGACGATCTCGTTGTTGCTTTGATATGCGGTAAATTCATCGTCGTAGACGCTGACACACCAGAGGCTGTCAATTGGGCAGAAGAAAACTTACCAAACACTCCATGTAAGGTTGTTACTGGTAAGGGTATGCACTATTACTATAATAACCCAGAAAACTATACTACTTATGTAGCTAGAAGAACCAATACGTCTGACCCTGCAAAGTTAATTGATATAAGAGGAACAGGCGGTCTTATAATTGCACCATACAACATACATGCTACAGGTGCGATATACGAACCAAAGTTCATCCCTGGGTGGGATTGGCATAACACTAGCGATTTACCTGACTTTACAAAAGAGAACTGGATTCAGATAACTGGTGCTGAAAAGATAAATGGTAAACCAATATCAACTCCATTTTCTATGGATGGTGTGGTTCAAGGTAGTCGTAATGACAATGCAGCCAGATTAGCAGGTAACTTGATTGCTAAAGGTGTCAGTATAGAAATGGTTGAGTTCTTTGTTCAACAATGGAACTTGCAAAACAAACCACCATTATCAAAAAATGAAATATCAACGACTGTCAATTCAATACTCAAAACCCACCAAAGAAAAAACCAACAAGCCCCACTCTTCAAGAAAAGCCAATACTCAATAAAAGAACCGAAAGACTTGTATGATCCTCCAGGTATTCTCAAAAAAGTATTTGAGTATTCAAAAAAGATTGCACACATACAGCAACCTGCATTATCAATGCAAACTGCACTTGCTTTTGGCTCAGTCGCACTCGGTCGTATATATAGAACAGATATGAATAACTTTTCATCTTTGTTTTTTATGTGTATTGCAAAATCAGG